AAGATATTTTTCGTATGGGTTAAAAATAACCTAAATAACAAAAACTGCATAGAAATTAGAAAGAAAGAATTTCTTCGCTATATGAATTTTCTTGCTAATCGTGGGCTATCTGAAGCTGCAATTAAATTTAAAAAGTCTTCTGTCAGTGCATTGAATAAATTCATCGAGAATTTCTACGATGAGGACTATCCTACGTTCCGTAATTATGTAACTGCTGAGATGCAAGTGCCAAAAACAGGTAAGGTTTTTGCAAAAGAACCATTAACGCCTGATGAAATGGATAACTTATGTTCTGTATTGGCTGAACGTGAAGAATGGCAAAAATTAGCATATGTAAAGTTTACATATTCTACAGGATGCAGACATGCAGAGAGTTTACAGTTGCTCAAAGAGGTTGTTAATTATGAGCCTAAGAGGAAAATTGTAACAATTGTCGATGAAGATGGTAAAGAACAAGAAGTAGAATCTGTTTCTTACAAAACACATGAGATTCGTTGCAAGGGACGTAGTGCCGTTGGTAAGGTTAGAAAATTGCAGTTTGGACAAGATGTAATGGACGCATTAAAGAAATGGCTTGAAGTGCGTGGCGATGATGATTGTCCTTATATGTTTGTCGTAAAAACTAAAGATGGTTCAAAGGTGCGACAGATTGGATATAGTGCATTCAATGATTGGTGTATAAATGAATTTTCTGAAATTGTTGGTAGGAGAACGACTCCACATAACTTCCGAAGAAGCAGAGCGACCAATCTTGTATGTTATGACCATCGTGCGTTGGAGACAGCACAGAAACTTTTGGGACACGAATCTTCCGAAACAACTCAGATGTATGTAATTCGTGAAGACACTGAGGATGCCGATGAAGCTTTCGTCTAATTCCCTCTTGCACCCCCTTTCAATATGTGTTACAATACAAAGGAATTAAAGATAATTCAAAAAAGATGCCACCGTAAAGCAAGACGGTTGCTCTGAAATTAATAAATTATTTTGACCAAGCAAAAGTAATCGTTATTCCATTGGCAGTGGACGATTACTTTTTGCTTTATGTATATCTTTACCGAGCATGTAACCGGCACCACAGCATAATGCCACGAGTGCAATCAATGCTTCATATGATAAAGTTACCATATGCAAAATCTCCTTTCTGTAACTACGGCACAATTTACCATATATGTAAACTGGGCTTGTACTCCCAGATTGGAGAGAACCGTCCTACCGTTTTTGAGTAACACCTTATGAAGTATTATATCATCTACGGCAATTTCTGTCAAAAATCTCCCAAAACAGAGAATAATAAAATATAACAAAGCTGCTCACATCCATAAGAAGTGAGGGCGGTCTGTCAATCCGTTGACGGACTTTTACAAATGAGCTGTCGCTGACCGATATGCGACATAAATATAAAGGTCGGTTTGCGAAATTATTGACCTTGGAACGGTTTAAAACTTCCCACTGCTTACTGCTCATTGGCGGTGTTGTTTCACAATGTACATAATATTGTATTTTGACACAAGGAGAGGTCTTGCTAGACGATTAACACATCTTGGCATTTGCTATTCATGTAGTATTGTAAGTTCTACTTCTTTCCTACCGACATCTAGGATTGTCGGTGACTCTCAGCCTTAGAAACGAGAAGATGTTCGTGCTTCTCTGCATTAATGAGAACCCTTAAAATAAACGGTTACTCATATATATATCATGCATTTGACGTGTAAGACACACGAGTTAGGAATGAGAACAATTGTAAGCATGAACTAGGTTGCGAATAAGCGACCATATTCTAAAAAACTGGATGTGTACAGTCCAATATCAGCTAAGTTAGTGCTTTATACTGATTATTGGGGTATCGTCAAGCGGTAAGACATAGCACTTTGACTGCTAAATTCGTAGGTTCGAATCCTACTACCTCAGTTAGATTAAAAGGAAAACGAAAAAATAAAAGAAAGGAGTGTACATATAATGGCAAGTAGATTATCTATTGAAAACGATAGATTAAAAGTTGGTCAAGTAAAACGAGTAACATCGAATAATGGAAATAAAATTGATTCTATTACTCTTCTGCTTAATGAATCTGTGGAAGTTTTATTTGCACCAAATGGAAATACATTGGAATTTACGGTATCAAATCCAAATATTGACATGAGTAATTTGGACTGTACTATTGACAAAGAGACTTTAAGGGATTTAGTAATCAGTTTCAAAGACGCATACAACCAAATAATTGCAAACGAAAGTGAGGGTACAAATTCATGAAATTAGATCAGAAATTTAATGTAGAAAATGATATTGCAAGTGTAGACATTATGGTTACAAGTCTTGGCACTGCTGATTTGACAAGTGAGCAGGAAAAAGAATTACTTGCAAATTACAATAAGTATATCGAGTATAGTAAAATACAGTTCAAGGGAAATATCAAGCTTAATAATGGTGTTCCAGAAGTAACAACAGATCCAAAAGACGATTCTACTATTGTTGAATTGGAGATTACGGATGTAACAAATGAGAGAAAACTTATTAATGAAGATTTAGCATTTCATTTTGAAAGAGATGTAACAAAATACCCTGATACAGTATTAAATACTGTTCTTGATAAGAAGGAACTGTATGCACAGGCTCAGTGTGTATTATTTGCTACGAAAGTTAAGGAAGCTGTTACTGAGAAGTTGGCTGAAATTCGTGCATTGAATAATACTTTTGAAGGAACTACAGAATATACTCTGTAAAAAATAATGGGTGGTACTCTTCCACCCTAAATATGCTCGGTTAGTCAAGTGGTCAAAGACCTCCGACTTTCTATCGGATAACATGGGTTCGAATCCCATACCGAGTATTATGCGGTAAGCCTGATGTCGAAGGATTTTACTGTGGTGCACATATGATTCTATCCCTGGTAGTTCATCACTACCCTACCGCCCTATACAGTTATAATCAGTTTGGCGACTGATTGGTAAATTTAATATTGTGTTAAGAAAGAGTCATTTCCTTTGGAGGTGGCTCTTTTATTATGTAGTATTGGCAGAGTTGGTATTGCACCTGATTGCTAATCAGAGGTCATCGTTTATTCGGTGCATAGGTTCAAATCCTATATACTACGCTCATGCCGTGTGTCCGATTGGTCGAGGGTGCTGTCTTGAAAACAGTCTGGATGTAAAAGTCTTTGGGGTTCGAATCCCTAACACGGCGTATGCACCTATCTTTTGGCAAGAATGAAGTCTCCAAAACTTCTAACCTGTGTTCGATGCACAGTGGGTGTGCTAAGTGAAGTAAATTGCACTTTCATTGGAAATTTAATATTGGAAATTATGAGAAGTTATTTCGTATGAGATGGCTTCTTTTTATATTGTTAAAAAATGAGCGACAGAGAAAATTTGAGGAAAGTGAGAATAGTCCTCTATTGGATAGGTTACTTTATGTACTGATAAGTATTGGAGTTCGTGTTTCCACTATAATTTAGAACCAGAAAGTTAATTGTATGAATAATGAACTAATAAAAATGAAAGATATGGACATTTTGGAGCAAAAATTTCAAGGTGATTCAATCATGACGGTTAAGTTGAAAGGAAATGGAAAGGTATATGTTGGTGTTAAATGGATAACACAAGCACTTGGTTTTAATAAAAACAATCATGATAGACAAGTTAAAAATATTCAGTCAGATATTGTACTTTCCAAAGGTGCGTCAAATTTGACGCTCCCTACAAAGGGTGGAAATCAAAAGTCTTTATGTATTGAATTAGACTATCTTCCACTTTGGTTGGCAAAAATTTCAATTACGCCAACTATGAAACGAGAACATCCTAACATTGCTGACAAATTGATTGAATATCAATTAAAAGCAAAAGATGTATTAGCTAAAGCTTTTCTTGGCAAATCAAAAGAATGGGATCTACATAGAGAAGTTGGTAAGGTTGATAGAAAACGAATGACTTCTAGCATCAGTCAGAATATCTATAATGCTCAATCAAAGACATATTCAGATTATACAAATATGGTATATGATGTCTTATTTGGTATGACAGCTAAAGAGATTCGTGAATCAAGAGATATTAAAAAGAAATCTCAATTAACAAGAGATTATCTTACAAAGGATGAATTAAAATTAGT